TGGTGATCGATCCGGCCATCCTTGGCGACGACGAGGACAACCCGGCGCTGGCAGCGGCCAAGCAGCAAATGGAGGCCATGAACCAAGAGATGCAGCAGATGGCCGGCATGTTGCAAAACGTGCAGAAGTCGATGGAAGCGCGTGATCTGTCGATCAAGGAGTTCGAGGCCGAGATCAAGGCGTACCAAGCTGAGACGCAGCGCATCAGCGCCGTGCAGGCCGGCATGACCGAGCAGCAGATTCAAGACATCGCTATGGGCGTCGTGGCCGCCGCGATGGAGAGTAATAATCTGAACGCGCAGATGCCTGAGATGCAGCCCGAGATGCCGCCGCCAGAGATGCAACCAGGAGCTATGCAATGAGCACCGCCGCCAACTTCATGGGCGTCTTGTTCTTGGCCCGCGACGTGGCCCATTCAGTGCATCTGAACACGCGCAGCTTTTCCAAGCACATGGCGCTCAACACGTTCTACGACACCATCATCGACCACGCCGATGCGTTTGCCGAGGCGTACCAAGGCCGTCACGGCCTCATCGGGCCGATCAGCCTGCACTCGGCCAAGAAGACGACCAACATCATCGAGTTCCTTGAAGCATCGCTGGCCGAGGTCGAGGAGATGCGCTACAAAGTGGCGAAAAAAGAAGACACTTCGCTTCAGCAGTTGATTGATAATATTGTCGAACTGTACTTGACCACGCTGTACAAACTCAAGTTTCTGGCATGACCTTAACAGTCAACCACTCAACGCTCGCCGACGGCACGTTTAGCGCCACCGGCGCTGCTGCGTGGGACGCATCGCACACGTTGACGGGTGCGATAGACATCGCCAACGGCGGTACGGGCGAAACAACACAGACCGCCGCATTCGACGCGCTGTCACCAACGACTACCAAGGGTGATTTGATCGCCAACAACGGAACCGACAATGTGCGCGTCCCCGTTGGTACGAATGGACAGGCATTGACGGCTGATTCAACCGCCGCTTCTGGTGTGGCGTGGGCCGCAGTAGCCTCTAGCGCAAACATTCAAGAGTTCACTTCTACTGGCTCATCAACATGGACTAAGCCTGCGGGGGCAAAACTGGTTTATGTGTTGATGCAAGGTGCTGGTGGTGGTGCTGGCTCGGGCCACAAACAGCTTGCAACTCCAGTAAACCCAAACCAAGGCGGCATGGGTGGTGGTGCTGGCGGCTGGTCTGAGCTTTGGATTCCGGCTGTATCTCTTAGTTCTACGGAAACAGTAACCATAGGTGCTGGCGGCACTGGCGGTGCTTCACGAACAACATCGGGCAGCGGAAATAACGGCACTATTGGAGGCGATAGCAGTTTTGGCTCTTGGGGCGTTGCCCGTGGTGGGTCAGCAGGGTCTGGTGGTCAGGCAGCATCACAAGGCTCTGGATCAGTAGGATCTACCTCTGCAAATGCCCCTGCTATTTTTTCTAGCCAAACAACTACAACAACTAACTCATCTTTTTATTCAGCACACGGCGGCAGTAGAACCGCTGGATCTTCTGGTTCTGCGGGAGGTCGAGGAGGTAAAAGCGCCGGTGGCGGTGGTGCTGGTGGAGGCATAACCATAACTCCAGCAGCCACCACCGGTGGAGTAGGAGGGAAGGGCGGTTCTGGCGTTATTGAAAGCAGCACAGGAAACACTGGTGGCGGCGGCAGTGCTGGCGCTGGCGGCGGTTCTGGTGGCAATGGTGCAGACTCTGGTAATTACTATCTTGGTGGCGATGGTGGCGGTGGAGGGGCTTCATCAACATCAGCAAACGGCGGCGCTGGAGGCAATGGCGGTTATCCCGGTGGTGGGGGCGCTGGTGGCGGCGCTTGCTTGTCTGGTTTTAACTCCGGTGCTGGTGGCAATGGTGGCAACGGCTATGTCCGTGTGGTGACGTTCTTCTGACTATGCCAAAGCAATTCCTACTCAATCCAGACGGCAGCATTCCTGCCAATGTAAACGTCGAACTGCTCAAAGCCAATGGCATTCCGCTGGTGATGCCAACACCTATGCCACGCGAGTCGGGCATGATGGCCGTCGAGCAAGAGCCGCAGCAGGATGCTGACGGTGTGTGGCGACAGGTGTGGGTGATGGAGTTTGTGGTTGAAAATACGCCAGAAACCGGCGAAAATTGACCTATGGGCGGCCCTTTTTTTGGCGGAGATTTTTTTGCTGGCGGTTTCTTTGCTGGCGTTGTGCAAGCAACTGAGCAACTTTTGATCAAGTTGCGGTCATTCACTGAACGTAGGAGATTTTAATGGCGATCAACCTCAAAGCAATCACGTCAGTGATGGGCTACCAGCAGATTACAAGTTTGAGTTCTGCTACCCGACTGACGGTCCCTAAGCGCGATTTAAGCGGCTTGGTGGGCACACCACGCATTGCAATCATCACGCCCGAAGGCCAAGCCGTTCGTTGGCGCGACGACAATGTTGCCCCGACTGCAAGTGTTGGGATGCCCTTGGCTGCGGGTGTGACTTTGCAGTACGATGGCGATTTGTCTCAGATTCAATTTATCGAGCAAGTCAGCGGCGCAAAACTCAACGTCACTTACTACTCCTAAGAGGTCAAAATGCAAGTCTCCAACGACACCCCTGCGTTGAACTACGTTGAGTATTTCACCAAGCAGCTACCGATTGATTTGGCAAACATGGCTATGCTGCGTGACGAGCTGGCCGCTCGTCAAGGCGCCTTGTCCGCTGTTCAAGACGCTGCGGCTGATCGTGAAAAAGCCAAGCAAGAGCTAAGTGCGGCCCGCGCCACTGCCGCTCAAGTGCAGGCTGAAGCGGCTCAGATGCAATCCGACGCTGCTGCCGCATTGGCAGAAGCTCAAGCCCAACAGAGCGCAGCGGCTAATTTTGCTAAGACCACAAACGCTACGCTGGCTGCGCGTGAGGCTGACGTAGGCAAGCGTGAAGCCGCTGCTGACGCCAAGGCCGCCGCACTGGCAAGTAAAGAAGCAGACTTGAACGCCCGCGCTGCTGTTTTGGCTGAACAAGAAGCCGCTTTGCAAGCTCGTGTCAAAGCATTCCAAGATAAAGTTGCGTCTATTAGCGCATAATGTAAAAAACTGTACTGGCCCAGTAGACCAGGGTTCCTACGGAACATGAAATGACTGAAGAAGTCCAACAAGCCTTAGCGGAAGTTGAATCCGCGCCAGCACCCGAGGCGACGGCCGCCCCGGAAAGTGCACAAAACGCGCCGGAAGTAGCTGAGAGTCAACCCGAGCAGACGCCCGAGGAGAAGAAATTTTCCCAGGCCGAGATTGATGCGATGATCAGCAAGCGCCTTGCCCGAGAGCAGCGCAAATGGGAACGTGAGCAGCAGGCAAAACTTGCACAACCGCAAGCGCCGAAAGAAGTCCCGCCTATCGAGCATTTCGAGTCCCCTGATGCCTACGCGGAAGCGTTGGCGGTCAAAAAGGCTGAAGAACTGCTCGCGCAGCGTGAGTTCCAGAAGCAGCAGGCTGAGATTAACGACGCCTATCACGAGCGTGAGGAAGAAGCCAGGGCCAAGTACGACGACTTTGAACAAGTCGCCTACAACCCGCAGCTTCGAGTCACCGACGTGATGGCCGAGACAATCAAGGCGTCCGACATGGGGCCGGACCTAGCCTACTGGCTGGGAACCAACCCGAAGGAAGCTGATCGCATTTCCCGTCTGTCACCTCTTTTGCAGGCTCGTGAGATTGGAAAGATTGAGGCCAAACTTGGCACCAATCCGATCGTGAAACCAACAACGTCTGCGCCCGCACCGATTTCGCCTGTTACCGCACGAACCAGCGGAAGCTCATCCTACGATACGACTGACCCTCGCTCTGTGAAGGCCATGAGTACGTCGGACTGGATTGAAGCTGAACGTGCCCGGCAGATGAAGAAGCTGCAAGCGCAAATGAACCGCTAAAACTTTGAAAGGACTCGCATCATGGCGAATAGCATTCTTACCATTGACATGATCACGCGGAAGGCTCTGGAGATTCTGGAGAACAACCTCGTGCTCACCCGTAACGTGAACCGTCAGTACGACGACAGCTTCGCTGTTGAAGGTGCCAAGATCGGTTCGACTCTGCGTATCCGTCTGCCTGACCGCGCTCTGGTCACCGACGGCGCGGCCCTGCAAGTTCAGGACGACAACGAGCAGTTCACCACCCTGACTGTTTCTTCGCAGAAGCACATCGGCGTGAACTTCACCTCTGCCGAACTGACCATGCAGTTGGACGACTTCGCAGAGCGTGTCTTGAAGCCTCGTATTAGCCAGTTGGCCTCGTCCATCGACGCCGACGTGGCAAACAGCTACAAGTACATCGGCAATACCGTCGGCACGCCTGGCACCACGCCCGCTACCTCGCTGGTTCTGCTGCAAGCCCAGCAGAAGCTCAACGAAAACGCTGCTGTGATGAGCCCGCGCTACGCAACCGTTAACCCGGCTGCCAACGCTGGCTTGGTTGAGGGCATGAAAGGTCTGTTCAACCCGACCGACACCATCAGCAAGCAGTTCAAGAACGGCATGATGGGTATGGGCGTGCTGGGCTTCGACGAAGTCAACATGTCTCAGTCGATCAAGCAGTTCACCACCGGCTCGCGTACCGCTACCGGCGGCACCCTGTCGGCTGCTGTGACCGCTGAAGGCGCCACCACCATCGCCATCACCGGCGCCGGTGCAAGCGCTACCGTCAAGATCGGCGACGTGTTTACTGTTGCTGACTGCTTCGCTGTGAACCCGCAGACCCGTGAATCCACTGGTTCGCTGTTCCAGTTCGTCGCAGCCGCTGACGTGACCCTGAACGGCTCTGGCGCCGGCAACATCACCGTGGCCCCGATGTACTCGGCCAGCCATGCTCTGGCTACTGTGGACGTTCTGCCGCAGAACAGCAAGGCTGTGGTGTTTGTGGGCGCGGCTTCCAGCCAGTACGCTCAGAACTTGGTCTACCACAAGGACGCGATCACCTTCGCTACCGCCGACCTGCTCCTGCCGCAAGGTGTGGACATGGCCGCCCGCGCCGTTCACAATGGCATCAGCCTGCGCGTTGTTCGTCAGTACGACATCAACAACGACCGTATGCCCTGCCGTATTGACGTGCTGTACGGCTACAGCGTGATTCGTCCTCAGATGGGCGTTCGCCTCTGGGGCTGATCGAATGGGGCTTCGGCCCCGTTCTCGTAACTTTTTTGAAAGGACTTTATCATGGCTCTTCCTAATGGCGCTGGTGGCTACCAGATTGGCGACGGCAACGTCGGCGAAGCTCAACTGTTTGTTCAGGGTGCACCGACTGCACTGACCGCCGCAGCTACCGCTACGGCTGCTCAACTGGCAAACGGCCTGTTCACCTTCAACGGCACCGCCGGCAACCTGACTCTGCCCACCGTGGCAGACTTGGAGGCTGACGTTTCTAGCGCGTCTAAAGTGAACGCTGCGTTTGACTTCTTCGTCATCAATATCGACGCTGGCACTGACGACGTGACTGTGGCTACGGCCACGGGCTGGACGTTGGTCGGCAACATGGTTGTGACCGAAACTACCTCGGGCCACTTCCGTGCCCGCAAGACCGGCGACGGTTCTTGGACCTGCTACCGCATCTCGTGATAGCCAGGGGGCTTCGGCCCCCTGTTTTTAAAGGACATATCATGCCAAATACCAAGCCTGTAGGTGTCGCGTTTAGCGACCCCGAATTGACCTCTGGCACTACTGTAAGTGGTGCGGTAATTGATAACAGCACAATCGGTGCAACAACGCCAGCAACCATAGTCGGCACTACTGTTTACGCTACAGTCGAAATCGGTTACACCGCAGAAGCAAGTGGTACGGTTACGCAATTGACTGACAAATCGACGGGCGTGACCTTGAACAAGTCCGCTGGTCAGATTACGATGAATAACGCCGCTCTGGCTAACGCCACGAACGTCTCGTTTACGCTAACCAACAGCGTTATTGGCGTCAAAGACGTTGTGGTGTTGAGCGTGTCTTCCGGTGCTACTGCTGGCGCCTACAACTGCTGGATTTCTGGCAAGGCTACTGGAAGCTGCACAATTACCCTACGCAACCTTTCGGGCGGTTCGCTGTCCGAGGCCGTGGTGATCAACTTTGTGGTGATTCACGTACTGTAAAACTAAACGGGGCCGACAATCTCGGCTCCGTTTCTACACATGGCAGCAATCTACCTAACCCATCCTGTCCACGGCGCCAAAGTCGCTACGATGGACATCGAGGCTGAACTTGACCTTCAGAACGGTTGGTCAAGGTACAATCTTGAGCCAGAAGTTGAAGAAGTCAGCCCCGAGCCTGTGGCGCGGCGCAGCCGGCGCAATAAGGACGTTTTAATCCAAGAGGAATAGCATGGCGACCTACACCGCAGGCGAACAGATTAACCGGGCGTTGCGGCTGCTAGGTGTGCTGGCCGAGAGCGAAACGCCGTCGGCCGTTGTGTCTCAAGACGCCTTGATGGCGCTCAACCAGATGATCGACTCGTGGAACACCGAGCGGTTGTCTGTCTTTGCCACCATCGACCAAATCGTCAACTGGCCGGTTGACTCGATCAACGAAACCCTTGGCCCTAGCGGCTCCTTGGTGCGCCTCAATGGCACCGCCGTGCGTCCGGTCTTGGTGGACGACGCCACCTACTTCAAAGACCCCGGCACGGGCGTGTCCTACGGCATCAAGCTGATCAATCAGCAGCAGTACGACGGCATCGCGGTCAAGACCGTGACCTCGACCTTCCCGCAGGTGATGTTCGTCAACAACACCTACCCGAACTTCGACATCTACATTTACCCGCGCCCGACACGGCTGCTGGAGTGGCACTTCATCAGCGTGCAAGAGCTAACGCAGCCGGCTGAGTTGGTCACTGAGATTCTTTTCCCGCCAGGCTATCTGCGCGCCTTCACGTACAACTTGGCTTGCGAGCTTGCGCCAGAGTTTGGCGTTGAGCCGTCGCCTCAAGTGCAGCGCATTGCCATGACCAGCAAGCGCAACCTCAAGCGCATCAACAACCCTGACGATGTGATGTCGATGCCGTACTCGCTGATTGCGACGCGGCAGCGGTTTAACATCTACGCCGGCAACTATTGATGAAAACGCCGATCTTAGGTTCCAGCTACGTCGCCCGCAGCGTCAATGCTGCGGACAACCGCATGGTCAACATGTACCCCGAGATCGTGCCCGAAGGCGGCAAGAGCGCGGCGTTTCTGTCGCGCTGCCCTGGCCTGCGCCGGCTGATTGCGGCCGGCAGCGGCCCAATCCGTGGGCTGTGGGTGCTCAAGGAGTACCTGTACGCCGTCTCAGGCGACACGTTCTACCGGCTCAACGTGATCGGCGACACGACCCGCTGGAAGATCAAGCCCTTGGGCACGGTGACCGGAACCGGCCCGGTGTCCATATCGGACAACGGCACGCAGATTTTCATCGCCTGCAACCCCGACGGCTTCATCTACAACGCGACCACTGAGGTGTTCGCTAAGATCACTGACCCGGATTTCCCCGGCGCGGTCAAGGTAGGCTACCTCGACGGCTACTTCGTGTTCAACGAACCCAACAGCGCGCGGGTGTGGGTGACGTCCTTGCTCGACGGCCTGTCTGTCGATCCGCTCGACTTCGCCAGCGCCGAGGGTGACCCGGACGGCTTGGTGTCGCTGATCGTCGATCACCGTGAGGCGTGGCTGTTCGGAACCAACTCGATCGAGGTCTGGTACGACGCGGGCCTGCCTGACTTCCCGTTGCAGCGCATCCAAGGCGCGTTCAACGAGATCGGCTGCGCTGCCCCGTACTCGGTTGCCAAGCTCGACAACGGCCTGTTTTGGCTGGGGTCTGACGCTCGCGGCCGAGGCATCGTCTACCGCGCCAACGGCTACACCGGCACGCGCATCTCAACCCATGCGATTGAGTGGCAAATCCAGCAATACGGCAACCTGTCGGACGCTATCGGCTACACCTACCAGCAAGACGGCCACGCCTTTTACGTGCTGATCTTCCCGAGCGCCCAGACCACTTGGGTCTATGACGTGGCGACCCAAGCCTGGCACGAGCGGGCCGGCTGGTCTAACGGCAACTTTGTGCGCCATCGGTCTAACTGCCAGGCGGTCTACGACGACCAGATCGTTGTCGGCGACTTCGAGAACGGCAACATCTACGCCTTCGACCTGAACGAGTACGCTGACAACGGCGACATCCAGAAGTGGCTGCGTTCGTGGCGGGCACTGCCGCCCGGCACCAACACCCTCAAAAGGACCGCGCACCACAGCCTGCAAGTCGATTGTGAAACAGGCGTCGGCACCAACACCGGCCAAGGCAGCAACCCTCAGATGATGCTGCGCTGGTCGGACGACGGCGGCCACACTTGGTCTAACGAGTATTGGTCGCCCGTAGGCAAGATTGGTGAATACTACCGCCGCGTTTTTTGGCGGCGGTTGGGCATGACGCTGAAGCTGCGTGACCGTGTGTATGAGATTTCGGGCACAGACCCTGTCAAGCTCGCTATCATGGACGCCGAACTGATCATGTCGCCGACCAATGCCTGAACAGCAAAATATCACCAACATACCTTCCAACCGTGTCGAGATCATTGATCCGCGCACGGGGATGGTGTCGCGTGAGTGGTATCGGTTCTTTCTCAACCTGTTCAACCTTGCCGGCAACGGCGGTAATCAGACGTCGCTAGACGACCTGCAAGTCGGCCCTCCGCCGATACCAGACTCCGGCGGTGGGGGCGGCGGCTCGGGCACGGTGACCTCGGTCAACATGACGGTGCCCACGGGGCTGTCCGTCTCTGGCAACCCGGTCACCACGGCCGGCACGCTGGCGGTCACCTACACGGCTGGTTACTCCATCCCCACCACCGCAAGCCAAACGAATTGGGACACGGCTTATTCGGAGCGGTTGCAGTGGGACGGCGGGGCTACGAACCTTGTGGCCGCCACGGGCCGCACGTCGCTCGGCGCCACGACGGTGGGCGCTAACTTTTTCACTCTAGCCAACCCCAGCGCCATCACGTTCGTCCAGATCAACGCGGACAACAGCATCACCACGATGGACGCGCCTACGTTCCGCACGGCCATCGGCGCGGGCACTGGTTCGGGCACGGTGACGTCGGTCAGTGGCACAGGCACGGTCAGCGGGCTGACCCTGACCGGCACGGTGACGTCCTCGGGCAGCCTGACGCTGGGCGGCACGCTGGCCGTCACGCCGTCGGACTTCGCGTCCCAAAGCGCCAACACGTTCCTTGCCGCGCCCAACGGCTCTGCTGGCGTGCCTTCTTTCCGCACAATAGTTGCTGCCGACGTGCCGGCCCTGAGCTACGTCAGTTCAGTTGGCGCCTCGGCCCCGCTGGCGTCTACGGGAGGGTTAACCCCTACGCTCAGTATTCCGGTCGCTACGTCCAGCGCCGACGGCTACCTGTCCAGCACCGACTGGAGCACGTTCAACAGCAAGCAGCCGGCAGGAGCGTACCTGACCTCGGTGGCTGTGGCGACGGCCAACGGGTTTGCGGGCACTTCTAGCGGCGGCACAACGCCGTCCCTGACGCTCACGACCAGCGTGACTGGAGTGCTCAAGGGCAACGGCACGGCGATTTCTGCGGCCACGGCGGGCACCGACTACTCGGCTGGCACCAGTTCGCTGGCAACTGGCATCCTGAAGTCCACCACAGGGACTGGCGCGCTGACGATCGCTGTCGCAGGCGATTTCCCAACCCTCAACCAGAACACCACGGGCACTGCGGCCAACGTGACTGGCGTCGTAGCGTTTGCCAACGGCGGGACGGGCCAGACGACCCGTCAGGACGCGATGGACGCGCTGGCTGGGGCGGTAACGTCAGGCCAGTACTTGAGGGGCAACGGCACTGATGTCGTCATGTCGGCTATTCAGGCTGCTGACGTCCCTACGCTAAACCAGAACACGACCGGCACCGCCAGCAACGTCACGGGCGTGGTAGCCGTTGCAAACGGCGGTACGGGCCTTACATCTACGCCGGCCAACGGCGAGTTGGACATTGGTAACGGTACGGGTTTTACCAGAACCACGCTAACCGCAGGCACGGGCATCAGCATCTCCAACGGCGCAGGGTCGATTACGATTGCTTCGTCTGTCACCCCGGTTACGTCGGTTACCGGCACTTCTCCCGTCGTGTCTTCTGGTGGCACAACGCCGGCTATCAGCCTGGCCTCTGGCTATGGCGACACGCAGAACCCCTACGCCAACAAGACGGCCAACTTTGTCTTGGCAGCGCCCAACGGCTCGGCTGGCCTACCTACGTTCCGGGCCATTGTGGCAGCGGACATTCCTACGCTCAACCAGAACACCACAGGCACCGCTGCCAACGTAACCGGGGTGGTGGCGTTTGCCAACGGCGGTACAGGCCAGACCACTCGCCAAGACGCGATGGACGCCTTGGCCGGCGCCGTCACCAGCGGCCAGTATCTGCGGGGCAACGGCACCGACGTGGTGATGTCGGCGATTCAGGCCGCCGATGTACCGACCCTCAATCAGAACACCACGGGCACTGCGGCCAACGTGACTGGCACGGTGGCGATCGCCAACGGCGGCACGGGTCAGACCACTCAAACGGCGGCGTTTGACGCCCTGTCGCC